ATCGCAGCGGCGGTCTGTTCGGCATTGCCGGCGAAGGGCCGCATGTTGTTCGATGCCACCGCCAGGGCATCTGCTGCCTTGGCCGCACCAGTAGCAATAACGCCGACCAATGCCGCCCCGAGGACGGTCAAGCCACCATGAAGCAACATGGCAATTTCGCGGGTCGACCCCATGGCGATGCCCATTTCGTTCAACGCTGGGCGCGCGGCGTGAAGGCCCTCGACCATGTCATGCGTCGCCGAGCCGGCCGCATGGGATGCGGCGGCGTGTTCGACGAGCGCGCCCGTCGCAGCCTTCGTTTCTGCCGCGACGCCGGCCGCAGCCGGTGCCATTGCCAGCACGTCGCCCTTCCATGTCTTGAGCGCCGCGGATGATGTCGAGAGGCCGGTGCCGAAGTCTTTGACCGTTCCCGTAATGCCGGTGAATGCGCCCGTCGCCCCTTTCATCTCGGCCAACAGAGCATTGAGTTCGGCGGAATACTGCTGTGTGCCTGCGGCGGCCGTCTGCGACGCAGGACCGGCACCAGCCATTTTGGAATTGAACGCATCCATGGCGGCGCCGGTCTGCGCAAGCTGGGCTTGTACCCGCGCAAGGTCGGACGAGTCGGCCGTGATCTTGAGGTTGGCAACAGTCTCGTCGACCATGTATGATCACGCCCCTATCGTTTCTCGGCCAGCGACGGCAGCACCCTCACAGGAGCGCGGCCTTCCGACTTCTCTTTCGCGTGCGCCTGCGCACTGATCGCGTCGTCGAGCGCAAACATCTCGGCCAGCGCCGCCGCCTCCCATCGCCACAGGCGAAAGCCCGAGACCGATGCAAACGCCGCTATTTCCTGGAATCGCGATCCGCGCGGTGCTCCCGCAATGTGCTGGAACCACTCCCACAAATAGAACAAGTCCGGTCGGTTGGCCTCGTCATCGGACCCGACGTTCCAGCCGCGAATCCGATACTCCGCATATTCGAGGAGGTTCTTTACGAGGCCGGCGTAAAATTTGCCTCCTCGGCCATGTGGCGCACGACCTGCTTGGTGAGCCACGGGAAACGCCGATAGGCGGCCCGCAGGTTCTCCGGCGTGCATGGCTTTTTCTCGCCGTCGAATGTCACGTTCCACGATGCCGTCGCGGCGATGATCAGGTCGAGGCTTTCGTCCTCGTCTTCCTTGGCGGTCTTTGTGGTGGTGCGCCGCAGCTTGCGGGCGCGGTCCTCGGCCGCGCGCCGGGCCGCCTGCACCTTCTCGCCGTCCGATCCGTAAACCGTAATCGTCATCGGCGAAGCATCGTCATTGACCATCGGCGTCCCGATCTGCGGATGCATGATGGTCATGACCGAACCCTGGTCGGCAAACTTCGATGTTTCAAAAGCAGAGAGGTCCACGAAAACTCCATCTGTGGGAATGCGGCGTCGCACGACGGCGCGGGAATAAAAAGGCGCGGCAGGACGCTCGGCCCTGCCGCGCAGTCGGGGCGGAGGGTTGTTAGGTCGCGGCGACCGTGACGGTCGAGCCGGTCTTGACGGCTGCGGTGATCTCACCCATCACGACATTGGCGACGGTGCCGTATGTTTTGGTGAACGCGGTGATCTTGACCTTGAGGTAATCGGTGGTCGGCGTGGAGCCTGAAGTGCCAGGGGCCGACGCATCGTTGCCTGTGATCTTGAGGTTGTAGTAATTGACCGAAGTATCAGTCAACGCGGCATAGGCCGCGGCCTGTCCGGGATCGGCCAGATCATAGCCGACCGATATTTTGATGTCGCCGTCGTCACGCTCGCCTTTGAATTTTTCGGTCGAGCCGCTCACGATCGGAACGAATTTAACGATCTGATAGACCGCGCCGAATTGCGTGATGTTTTGAGCATGGCCGATCTCGGCGTAAGTGTCGGCCGTGCCGTCGGTTGCAGTGGTGCCGAAATAGGCTCGCGACCCCAAGGTCGCAGATACACCCGGATCCCAGGTCATAATGGAGGCTCCTTCAAAGGGATGCGGCGTCTCACGACGCTGCGGTCAGGCGTTGCCCAGGCGCGTTGATTGGTTTGTCGGGCGGAAATTCAGAACTTGTCGGCGTGCTTGGTGATGTAGCCGTCGCCTAATGAGGAAATGCACTTATCCTCATAGAGGATCATGCGAACGTCCCCGGCTGGCCCGGTGAGTTTGAGCGAGCCGGAGACATCGACCTCGACGAGCGCAAGATGCGCAACGGCACGAGGCATGGAGCCGCCTTGATGCACCCATTCTATTTTGTCGATATATCCAGACATATCCTCGTCACCGAGAAAGATTCGCGTCCCCAACGGATCGCCGTCAGAAACTATGCGCAGCCGCGCAGGCGCGCGCGGCAACTCGTCAGCCATTTGCAACTCCGGGAGTGAGTTCAATCAGCGCGTTGAAAAGCAGCGCCATCCGATCGTGACCGGCACCATGCTCCAGTCGGCGCCGAGCACCGCCGGTGCGCGCTCGGAATAATCTATGATCACGTATTCACTATCGAGTATGAGCTTCGTTGCCGGCGCGAACACCGTCCGCACCGCGTCGGCGAGGCTCTCGGCCCCGGCCGTGCCGTTGCCGGCCGGCGCATACACATCGACCAGATACAGGCCCTTATGCGTCTTGACGGCGCCCTCGGCGAGACCAAACGGACGTTGCGCGGCCGGGCGAAACGTCAGCCGCGCCCATGTTGCGCCCGGTTGCGGAGTAAACGGCATCCCCTCCTCGGCGACCGAAGCCGGGAACCCGGCCGCCGTGATGGCCCGCGCATGCAGTGCGCCGCGAATGTCCTGTGAAAGCGTCGTCATCAAAACCAATACCGGAATGAGTAGGACAGGAGCGGCCACCAGAGCATGAAGGCCAGAGCAAACCAGACGAACAGGAAGCCCATGGCCCAGAACCCGGCGCCGACACCTATGCCGTCCTCGCGATCAGTCATGCGATCCTCGCAAGCGTCTCGTCCGCAATCACGGGCGCCCTTGCCACGGTATCGCGCACGAAAGCGCGGGGCGGCTGGTTGTATTTGCGCCCGAGGCTATCGGTTCCGACAAACCCGTATTCGACGCGGCGCGCATAAACGGCCGTATTCACGAAACCGAAGATGTCGCCGAGCTTGAGTTCGCTCACCGTCGCGGCGTCCTCGCCGTTGATCGTGACGTGCCAGGAATTGCGCAGGAAGCCGGTCTTGACCGGAGTGGCGGCCTGGACCTCATGGGACACGTCCTGCGAAAACTCGGTGAAAAACGTCAAAAGCTTGCCCTTCGCCTTGTCGGAGAATTGGGCAAGCGCAATCTTGAAGTCGGCCGCGTTGACGGAAACAGTGGGCATTGTAAATGCCTCATAATTGCGTGGAGCGGGTTGCTTCTCACCCGCGGCTTGCGCCTCTCCAAAAAGCCACACCACTCGACATTAGCGCGCCTAATCCTCGGCAGGTGTCGCCGGCTGCAAGTCTATTCGATCAATCTCCACAGCGTCCCATCGACCAATTCCGACTCGTTGAATTGGCAATAGGCGAGCGAATCGAGCCACGGCCGCCGCTCGGGATAGACCGGGCTTTCCACTTGCGAAAGATCGGTAATGCCCACCAGCGCCGCAGCGCATGACGGATGAACGCAGACCGGGCAACCCATGATGATGGCCTCGACCGCGGCAATGGAGCCGTGCGCCACCAGCATGTGCGCGTCGGCGAGTTCGTCCTGCAGCGGGACCGTGGTGTTCTTGTCGCGTACGATGACCGGGCGATCCGTAACAGTCGCGAGAGTGGCGACGGTGTCTTCGATCCAGGTCTCGGCGCCATGCAATTTCCAGTAGTCGGAGAGGGTCGAGGCAATGACGATCTTGCGTCCGCCCTTATGCCATGGGGCAACATCGATCTTCAGTGCTTCCCAGCGGTCACCGGCAACATCGCGTAGCCGCTCCATCTGGAAGGCGTTGCGGTGCCATCGGTAGAAGCCTCCATTTTCACCACGAGGAAGCCATGTGGCAAACACACGCCTTGCATAGCCGCGGTCCCAGTAGACGAAATCGCGGCCTGTGCGTTTCCAATCATCGATATATCCCTTCAAGAACGGTGTGCATCCGACGATCGGGATAACGTCAGACGGCAGGTCGCCGAGCGGCGTCGGATCGTACCGCACGACGCAGCCGACCTTTTTCCCGATGCCCTCGAATAGTTTGGTTTTGAACTTGCTCAGACCGGGCGGGATGAACAGCGCCGCCTTGGCTGGATCGATCATGCGGCCCAGTGCTCTTTCATCCAGTCAAGATGCGTAAACATGGACGGATCGCGCGATCCGGGGAACGCCACGATCCGCGCCCCTTCGGGCAACTTGTCGTCCTTCGGCCATCCACGTTTTCGGAACGACCAAATCCCGCTCTCGGGGCCGCAGCGCCAGCCCTCCGCATTCGGAAGCTTGTGCCATATCCACCCCTGATCATCGGGGAAGGCGTAATAAGGAACCTTTCGCGCCGCATCGAGGCTGAAGTCCAACCAGACCTCGGGATGCGCCCCCGCCCGCAGCAT